CGGAGCCGCGCCCCCCGGCGCATCCGCGCTGCCGCGGTTGGGTCACCCCGGTTATAAAGGATTAGCCATGCCAAATGAGATCATGGTGATCAACCTCGACCGCGTGATCCAACGGCTGCGCGACTATCCCGACATTGCGGGGCCGGCCTACACGCGCGCGACACAAAAATCGCTGTTACTGCTTGCGGGGGAGCTGGCAACCTACCCCCCAGCGCCGGCAGACAGCAGCTACGATCGAACCGGCCTACTAGGGCGGGAATGGACGATCGCAACCCCAGAGGTGCAATCGCTGGGGGCTGAGTTTGTCGGGGCGATCGGGACCGGCGTTATCTATGCTGAGTATGTGCAGGGCGAAGAACAAGCATGGATGCATGTCGGGGTATGGCAGACAGCGCAGGAGATCGCCGACGATCGGCGGCGCCGGATCATGGCTATCTATGCGGCCGCGACTCGAGAGGTCGAGGAGTCGATCAACAAAGACACGGCATAGTACCCGCGCAATTGACGCATGCGCTATACTGACCATGGCAGCCGGCCGGGGGGATGCGATGATCACACTAGGCGATCTTGCCTACATCCTGAAACACGGATCGCATAATCAGAAAACGCACGGGCGCAAGACTGCGCGCCGGCGGGCTGCGCAGCGCGCCTATAGTGCTGCGCGCGCTGAAGGCGCAACCCCCCAGGCAGCGCGAGAAGCTGCGCGGGCGGCCGGGCTGGCAGCGCTCGAGCAGCGCAACGCGCGGGCCGAACGATTGCGCAGCCGGTCGAGCAGCGCCCCCAGCGCCCCCAGGGCGGCCGGCAATGAGACTCGCGCCTACGGGACCGACCCCAACACAAGCTACACCCTGCAGCATCGCGTAGTGGACATGGATGAGATCCAAGCGTCCAATACCCCCAACGGCGGGATAAATCCAGCCTATGATCCCCGGCTGCAGCCCCGCGATCGATCCCGGGCCGCGAGCCAAGCGCAGATCGACGGGGTCGCGCGCCAGATGAATCCCGATGTATTGGTCACTGACTTTCACCGGATCGACTCGGGGTCCCCGATCATAGATAGCAATGGTAACGTGCTATCTGGCAACGGCCGCACGCTCGCACTACAGCGCGCCCACGAGCTCTACCCCGAACAAGCGGCCGCCTACAAAGCACGGATCAAGGCAGAAGCCGAGGCCCTAGGGATCGACCCGGCAGCGGTCGACGGGATGCGCCGGCCGGTATTGGTTCGTGAGCTCAAAGGGGACGCGGATCCCGTGGCGTTTGCGCGTGAGGCCAATAGTAGCGGCACGCTGCGCATGTCCCCGCTCGAGCAGGCAAAGGTAGACTCGCAGGTCGTGAGCCATGACAGCATGCTGAAGTTGCGAGTCGGGGAGGGTCAAGACATTGATCGGGCGCTGCGCGACAAGGTCAACAAGCCATTTGTTGACGACTTCCTGAAAAGCGTTCCCGAAAACGAGCGCGCAACCCTGCTGACCCGCGATGGGAGCTTGAATCAGGCCGGACTCTACCGGATGAAGGCAGCCGTATATACTAAGGTATTCCCCGGCGAAGCGGGGGAGCGGCTCGCCGAGTCGATGCTCGAGTCCCTCGACCCGGATGTCAAAACGATTCAGAACGGGATCAGCGGGTCGCTACCGGCGCTGAGTCGCGCGGTATCGCTCACGCGCAGCGGCGCCCGGGCTGCAGACCTTGACATGTCGGATGATTTTGCGCGGGTCATTGATACCTACGCACGCATCAAAGACAACCCCAGCCTTACCGCAAATACCCCGGCGGATCAGCTCATTAGTAAGTACCTGCGACAATCATCTATGTTTGAGCGCGAGCTGACCCCGGATCAGGAGCGGATCCTTGTTCACATTGATCGCATATCGCGGCGCCCGACTGCAGTACGCGACTTTATGACTCGCTATGCCCGGATAGTCGAGGATCAGCCCCAGCCGGGGCAGGGCTCGCTATTTGGCGACGAACCGCTATCACGCTCGCAGCTGCTCGATCAGCTGCTAGGGGACGGCGGGGGCGCCGCGCGGGGCGATGATCAGATGGGGCTCGACCTATGAAATTACCCCCCGTGCGCCGGCGCGCATCATATGCCGATATCCCGATCGACTCGCTGGTGGCGGCGCTGTTTTCGGATCGCGTGCTTGCGGATCCGGTCGACGGGGCGCCGGTCGAGCAGCCGGGGGCGCCGGTCGAGGCGCCAGCGGTCGAGGTGGTCAAGGTCGAGGCGCTCGACCCCCAGGAGCTGCGCAAAGAAGACGAGCGCGACTACACGCGCGACGATACCGGCAAGTTCAGCGAGTCCCCTGGGGGCGGGCCGGCCAAACCCAAACCCAAACCCAAAGAGACCGGCGGCACCCCCCAGGAGCGCGCAAACCGCAACCGGGAGTCGATGTCTGACGCGCTGGGGGTCCCCCCTGAGCTTGATGGGGCGCTTGTGCGGCTGGCGGCCGGCATGGGCGGCGCCAAGGATGAAGCGAACGCGGATCAGCTGGTCGAGCGCGGACTCGCGGTCAAAGACCCGGACACGGGCAAATACACGCTATCCCCGGCCGGAAAGAAATACTATGCGGCCGCCCGCGCTGGCAATACTGAGGGCGCAACGGCCGCGCTGGCGAATGGCAAGATCCGCGCGGAAAAAGCCAAGGCGCGCGCAGAGCGGGCAGCCGGTCGAGCAGCCAAACCCAGCGCCCCCGATGGGGCCGCCCGCGCGGCGCTGGGGCGCCTGGGGGAGCGTGCGCGGGGGGAGAAGCCTGCAGGGCCATACGGGCGCGCTGTGGGCGCTGCAGCGGCTGGCAATCCGGACTCAAAGGCCAAAGAGAAGGAAAAGAAGAAGGGCGGCGGCGGGGGCGCCAAAGAGAAGAAGGATCCCGAGGCCGCGCGCAGAGAGAAGATCGAAGCGAACCGGGCAAACGTGGCCGGCGCGCTCGCAAACCGGCCGGGGGGCGGGCTCGACCCGATCGGCGCGCAGTCCCTGGCAACGTTCGCAGACGGAATAGACATTCCGCCCGACATGGCCGGGCGGCTCGCCGATATGGGGCTGCTCGAGCAGGACTCGGCCGGCGCCTACCGCATGACCCCAGCGGGCGCCGCAGTCTCGAGTGCCATGGACCGGGGCAATATACGGGGCGCGCTTGACGCGCTGTCAAGGAGTCGCGATATGGCGCGCAAGCTATGGTTTACCTTTGATGAGGATTCGATCGCAAAGATGGACCCGGAGTCGGCCGACTCGGTCGAGGTGGTCGGGTATGCCTCGACCCCTGAGATCGACCGGCAGCCGGGGGTATATAAGGGTCAACGGTACGATGGTGACATTGTCGACCCCCAGGCGCTGCAGGAAGCGCTAGCGGGCTACATGGAGTATGCCAACGTGCGCGCGATGCACGAGAATCGCGCCGTGGGGACCGTCACAAAGGCCGAGCCCCTCCCCGATGGCCGGCTGCGAATTACTGCGCGGATCGTAGATAGCGATGCGATCAAGAAGATCCGCGCGCGGGTATATAAGGGATTCTCGATCGGCGGCCGCCTGATCCGCGCGATCCTGCAGAAAATGAAGGATGGCCGGATCGCGCGCGTAATAACGGCGCTCGAGCTGACCGAGATCTCACTAGTCGATCGGCCGGCGAATCCGGGCGCCCGGATTCTGCTATTCAAACGGGAGGCAACCATGGCAGGCGAGCCCACCCCCCTTGATCAGCTTATGGAGCTGATGAAGGCGGCGCCCGACCCGATGAAAATTATCGGGTCAATCCAAACGATGCGGGATGAGATCGAGCTGGCCGGGGACCCGGAGGGCGCCGCGCTCATGACGCAGGCTATTGCGCTGATCCTGCAGGCAGCGGGGGAGGCATCGCCCCCGGCCGCAGAGTCCGAGGTCGAGTCCGAGGTCGAAATGATGGACGATGCCGCCGGCGATGAGGAAGCGGTCATGATGAGCAGCCGCGCCGATCTGCTGAAGGCGTCCCGGCTGCGCATGGGTAAGCGGCTCGACGGGATCGAGCGGGCCGCGCGGGACCTGCTGAAGCTGGCAGCCGACTCGGGCTCTGTGTGGGCGGCCGGGGTCCTGAAGGCAGAGACGATCGCAACGGTCGAGGATGCGATGAAGGCGATCGGCGCCGATCTGCGCAAGGGTTTGGAGGTCATCGCCGGCGCGACGATCGGGATTGCGGAGCGGGTCGACACGCTCGAGCGGCAGCCGGTCGGGGGCGGGCCAATTGGCCGGGCGGCCGCGCCGGGCGCGCTCACAAAGCGACTCGACGCGCAGCCCCCGACCGGGGGCGCCCGGGGCGCGCAGTCCCCAGCGGATCAGATCGTGCGCCTGCAGCGTTTGGTAGCGATCGAGGTCAACCCAGCGATCCGGGCCGGGTATGTCGAGCAGCTCGCGGCGCTGCAGCGGGGTTCGTAGAGAATAGCGCGCACTCTGCGCACAATGAAGGAGTCATGGCATGGATTGGATGCTACCCCCGAACGGGGAGCGCGTGTTAAACGCGAACGGAGTCGATGTCACCGCAGAGATCTACACCCCGATCCGCAAGGCGTGGGGCATGCTCACTGAGCAGGATCTCTATAGCGGCGACGGGATCCGCAAGGCCGGGGAGGTCGTAACAACGGCTAATAACCTTGTGGCGATCAACCTCGAGGCGCCGAGCAAGGGACTCTACCCGGTCAACACGCCGATCCGCAACTGGCTGCCGCGTCGGACCGTGAGCAGCGGCGCGGGCCTGGGGCCGCAGTGGCGCGAGATCACCGCGATCGGTGGGACCTCGCTAGCGCCGCAGATTCCATGGATCCGGGAGGGGCAGCGCGCCGGCCGCATGCAGATCACCACGGCGGATCGCAGCTCGACCTATGCCACGATCGGGCTTGACACCGATGTGACATTTGAGGCCAATAGCGCAGCGGCCGGGTTCGAGGATGAGTATGCTATGTCTGCGCTGCGCCTGCTGCAGCAGGTCATGCTGCTCGAGGAAGGCGCGCTGCTGGGGGGTAACCGATCCGTGGCGCTGGGTGTCACCGCTACCCCGACGCTTGCGGCGTCGGGCGCCGGGGCCACGCTGCCGGCCGCTACCTACTCGGTGCGCGTGTTTGCGCTGACATACGAGGGGTACCGGGGCAGCTCGATCACCGCCGGCATCCCCCGGCAGATCACGATCACCGGGGCGGATAATGGTACGTTCGTGGTCAACGGGGGGTCAAGCGGCGCCGGCGCGGCCGCTACCCAGGCTGTCACGCTGGGGCAGACTCTTTTCTGCTCGATCCCCGCGATCGTCGGCGCCGTGGCCTATGCGTGGTATGTCGGGACCGCAGGCAACGAGCGACTCGAGCAGATCACCACGATCAATAGCGCGGCGTTTGCCGCGCCCCTCCTGGGCACCGGGCAGCTGCTCTCTGCCGTGGCGTCGGCCGGGACCGACTACAGCCGGAACAATGGCACGGGTGGCAATAACGCGCCCGCGTTCGATGGCCTGCTGTATGCGAATTTCGCCAGCGGGATCGCGCCCCGGCAGACCCTCGCAACCGGCACGGCGGGAACGGGAACCGTTCTGACCGCGTCCGGCCGGGGGACGATCACGCAGATCGATACCCTGCTGCGTACCATGTGGGACTCGTACCAGATCAGCCCCGATGTCATCTGGGCCAATGCGCAGGAGATCAACAATATTGCGTCGAAGCTGTTTGGTGGGACCACCAACGGCAACCTGCGCTATAACGTTGGGATCGGCGCGGATGGGGAGATGATCGCCGGCGTGAGCGCGATCAAGTATCTCAACCTGTTCACGGCGGGTCCCCAGGCGACGATCCCGATCAAGATCCATCCGACCCTCCCCCCGGGGACGCTCATGGCGCAGGCGCAGAATCTGCCGGCGCAGTACCAGAGCGCAAACGTGCCGGTAGTCGCGTCGGTCAACTGCAGGAGGGATTACTATCAGATCCCTTGGCCGCAGACCACGCGCCGGCAGGAAACGGGCGTTTACTGTGAGGAGGTGCTACAAGTGTATGCGCCGTTTGCGATCGGCCTGATCACAAACATTGCGAACGGGTAGCAGCCCCTCGACCGGAGCCGGGGAGGGGGGCGCCCCTCCCCCTACAC